AAGATATTATGATCCACGTAAATAAGTATTTGCGTGCTCGTGGTATTACAGAGCAAGATATTGTCTTGAAAACAGAAGAGATCTCACGATTGATCTGTAATGCAATTGAAACGTTCCATATCGCACAGAATTTCCTAAGCAAGGCAGAAACATGGCAAGACTACTGGTTAGTCTTTCTCATGACTTACAAGTTGTTTACAGGAAAAAATGTCAGTGATATGGTGGAGTCTCTCCGCTCTGCAAAAGAGTGGATCCAGTCGCTTGCTGAGGAGATTTCGCAAGGAAATATTATTCAAGGTTTTGCTGAGGATTTGGCATTCCTGCGGGATGGGTTTACAGCCTATAAGCGCGTGAAGAAATGTTTATTGTTGAAAAATTCGACTCGCTTGTTGAAATATTGCTTGTCGTTTGGTTTATTTTCTCATGCCGGATTGACATTCAAAAATTGTCATTATACCGAGGCTGAGGAAAATTATGTGAAGGAGAAGTTTTCTTCTAAGCAAGGTTTCATTGAGGAAGTTATTGATGGTACTTTATATTTTCTTCAACGAGCCGCGCAGGCTTGGGAAATGAAGAGTTGGTCGCCATTTCTATATGACAGTTCATCTTTTGCTTCTTGGTCAGATCGGGCGTTTGAAGTGAAGAATCATTATCGCATGTTTACTGCGAATAATAACCCCGAGGTTACTTATTCCAGTATCCTGAATGAATTGACTGCGCTTATTGAGCAAGGAAAGGTCTTGGAGAAAATTCAAACTTCCGATCCCACCGCTGCGGCAGTGTTTAAGCGCATGAATTTGGATTTGAAATTTATGTATTGTGAGCTTACTTCAACGAATGCTAATCAGAAGACAAGACGACCTCCTTTTGCGGAGCTTGTTGTTGGAAATTCATCCGTCGGAAAATCGCTCTTTACAGAGGTATTAAGTGTGCATTATGCACGATTGCGTGGACTGAATGAAGGTTCCGAATTCGTGTATCACCGAAGCCCTTCGGAGACACATTGGAATGGTTACAAACCGTTCATGCACACTATTGTTTATGATGATATCGGTGCAAACAATCCGAAGAAGGTAATGGGTATTGATGTTGGCATTAGTGAATTGGTGCCAGTTATTAATGGAAATCCCACAGGTGCAAATATGGCTGATCTGGAATCAAAAGGACATTCACCTATTCGACCCGAACACGTGATTGTTAATTCGAATGTTGAGGACTTACATGCTGACGTTTATTATGCATTTCCGATGGCCTTGCGCCGCCGTCTCCCATATATTATTCGAGTGTCGCCACGAGTTGATACCAAATTAGGTATTGATTATCGAAGTGATGCAAGTCCGAGTATGTTGGATCCGCGAAAGCTCGAGCCCTTGATGCCAGGAGAGTATCCGAATCAGTGGAATATTCATGTTAAACATGTAATTGCCGTTCAAGGAGAGGGCGACAATCCGCCTCGTGTGGGTTTTAATGATGAACATACGTTTAATGACATCTATGAATTTTTACATTGGTATAATGATGTTGTTGATGAACATAATCGTATGTCAATCAAGATGGAGCAAACTGTTGATACGATGCGTGATCCGTGTTGGAAACAGCAGTGGTGTATGCATAAGTTACCTAAGTTTGCGTGTCAATTTTGTGAACACGAGCGGATTGTGTCTGATAACAACATCGAAGGTCCAATCGACGAGGATAGTGATGAAGAATATTTTACGAGTGATGACGGATATGAGTCCGGCGAGGAAGAAGTGGTGCAATCACCCTTTGAACAAACTCTCGGAGATATTTTTGGTCCTACTGAAGACGATGGTGATCTTTTTACAGATTGTGTTGCATATGTCTACTTCTCTGCTCAAGCTTGGATCCAAAAGATTCAAGCGGGTGTTGCAAAGATTGCAGATATCACATGTGTGAAGGTGAAAGTAATAGTTATCTCTCGTTTGAAGAAAATCGCCACAGATTATCTTCGTTCTGTTGGGACGGCTGTCTGGGATAGGATCGTGAAATCTTCACCTTTGCGCTGGTTCCTTTATGCGTTACCCATTGTGGCTACGTTTGTCGCAATGTCTGGTTGGCTGCGCACAGAATCGGAGCCAATTCAAGGTTCTGCATCTTCGAAGTATGGTGAGCGAAGCAAGCTCGCCAGAGATGGTGAAATGAACCCATGGTATGCTAATGACTTTCATGTGGCAACAGCTGATGTACCGCAACTAACAGCATCCTGGAAAGGTAAAGACCTTGACGAACTGCGTCGGTTGATGGCACCGAATATTATTGCTTTGAATATAAATGCTTTGGAACATGAAGAAATCGTTGCCGCATATGATGGAATCCATGCCTTGTGTGTGGGAGGACATCTTTTTGTGACGAATAATCATTTGATACCGAAATGTGAGACTCTGAAAATGCATATTGTCCACGGATGTGATGATAGTGGCATTAATATCAACAAGGATGAAACACTCGGTCAAAGCAATTTGTTCCGGGTACCGGATCGGGATTTGGTATTTTTTGAGTTACATATTCCACCACGTCAAGACTTGCGTGGATTGATCCCAAAACTCGATTTCCGCGTGCAATGTGAAGGAATGTATTTGAAGCGTGATTGCAAAGGTTTTGTGTCCTCCGAGTGCGTCCGTGCTGTACGACAAGAAAGTCGAGTTCATCCCACTCTTTCTCAGAGTCCTATGACCGAATGGATCGGATCAGTTGCAATTCCTACCAAGAATGGCGATTGCGGATCAGTTCTTGTTGGTCAGACAAGTTGTGGTCCCATTATCTGTGGTCTTCATATCGCGGGAGGTGTTTCGCAAGAAGTGGAATCTGTGGTTTTGGATAGCGATCTTGTAGCTAGTGCTGCAAAACATTTTGAAACACCTATCATTTCATGCAATAAAATCAATCTTGCTGAAAAGGATAAATTGTTACCATTGCATCCGAAGTCTATTTTTCGCTATATGCCAAATGGTCATGCACGCGTTTATGGTTCTTTACCAACGCGCAGTACAATGCGATCTAATGTTGAACCAACTGTCTTAGCACCTATTTTGATGCAACGTGGTTGGGAATTGAAACATGGTGCTCCTGTTATGAAAGGTTGGCAACCATGGCACCATGCCATTGGTCCCGTTCTCAAACATACTGGAGATATTCGCAATGATATTTTGCGGCAGGCTGGTGATGCATATCTGCATGATATTTTCAAACAAATTTCTCAAGATAAGCTTCAAGAGATTCACGTGATGGAAGATCTGGAGGCTATCAATGGTGTGCCCGGAGTGAAGTATCTCGAAGGCTTAAATCGCAGTTCGAGCTTAGGATATCCGTGGCAAAAGTCTAAGAAATTCATGCTTGTCACGCTTGAAGATGAACGCTGGCAAGATGGTGTTACTTTCACTGATGAAGTTTGGGAAGATGTTGATCGAATGGTCAAAGATTACGAAAGTGGAAAAGTCACCCACCCAATCTTTGTTGGTCATTTGAAAGATGAAGCAGTTGAAGAACGTAAAATCATTATCGGGAAAACGCGTGTTTTTCTGATCTCATCCGCTGCATGGACAGTAATCATGCGTAAATGGTATATGACATTCATTCGATTGTTTCAAAGCAACAAAGTCGTGTTTGAAGGTATGCCAGGTTTATGTACTCAAGGTCCAGCATGGGGGAAACTGCGAAAGCATCTTACAAAGTTTGGTGAAGATCGTATGTTTGCTGGTGATTTTGGACAGTACGATAAAGTTTTGGAATCAACGACTTCTATGGAGGCTTTTCGAGTCATTCGCAAAATTTGCGAGCGTGCTGGGTGGGACGAACTTTCGCTCACGATTTTATGGGGTATTGCTGAAGATGCGATTTACCCAACGGCACTAGTGAATGGAGATCTAGTGGAACTGGAAGGATCGAATCCATCTGGGCAAGCAGTGACAGTTATTTTGAATTGCATTGTAAATAGTATTTACATGCGATATGTTTATATCATTGCTTCTCCCCACCATAGTGCTTGCGACTTTCAGGAAAATGTTGCTCTAGCTACGTATGGTGATGATAACGTGGGCGGGGTAAATCCCGCTATTGATTGGTTCAATCATACTGTAATTCAGAAGGAACTTGGGAAAGTGGGGATTGAATACACGATGGCTGATAAGAAATCAGAATCGCGTCCATTCATTCATATTGATGAAGTTGAGTTTCTGAAACGAAAATGGCGATACGACGAGGAAGTCGAAGACTACTTCGCCCCACTCAATGAGAACAGCATCAAGAAGAGATTGATGGTGGGTATCGTTGGGAAAGAACGAACTCCCGAATGGAAAAGTGTCGAAGATATGCAGACCTCTATGGAAGATTATTTCTTCTATGGTCGTCGAGTGTTTGAAGAGAAGAAGCAATTTTTGTTAGATGTCGGTCGTGAGGCTGGTCTCGAACACCATATGTCTGCTATCGAATGGCCTACATTCGACGATTTGCTGACGCGCTGGAAAGAAGGTTCTTCGGACCCTTCATTCGAATGCGTCTAAGCAGTATTCTGAGCAGCTCACATATCTGCTCGCCGAAAGGAAGAAAAATATGTGCGATGAAGCGTGATCTTTATGGAATTTTAGTCACATTCTATATATGCTACTTCACGTAACCTACTTGGGCGCTCCCCGAAATCCCTATTTAGGGAAGATCTTAGTTGGTGATCATGACTCATGAGCCGAGCTCTTTTGGAAGAGATAGGTCTACCTTCCATCAATTTACGACCTGCGAATACTAATTTTACATTTTCTGGTGATATGGTGAGCCCTCCCTATCACCCAGTACTTAAGAGGGAAGACGCAGTGATTCAAGAGTTTGCTACCGATGAAGCTGAGAATCGCACAGAGGAACAGCAAGAGAATATTACGTTTGGCGATACTACACCCGCTGCTCCCCAGCAGTTCGAGACTGTCTATGACCGCACGAGATTCTGTCGTGATGATGAAATTGCTCATCTTGGTGCATATTTAAGTCGTCCTGTTTTGATCAACGTCTTTACGTGGACTCAGAGCACAACGGGTACCGATTTGAATAATTTTCTACCTTGGAAATTGTTTTTCAATGATTCACATATCAAGGCCAAGTTGAATAATTATGCGCGTATCCAGTGCTCCTTGAAACTCAAGTTTATTCTGAACGCATCACCGTTTCATTACGGCTTGCTGAAAGTAAACTACAATCCTATGAATGAGGCACAAGATCAAGGAGCTGGGTTGTTGACTAAGTCGCAAATGCCTGGACCATATATTGCACCGCAAGAAATGAGTTCGGTGGAATTTGAGGCGCCATTTTTCTGGCCGCGCGATTCCATTGATGCTTGTAGCGTAGAAGACTTCAACGCTATTGGTGCAGTCAACTATTCTGTTTTTGAAGAATTGGCGAGTGCGAATGCGGCAACAGCCGGATCAATTACGATTTCATGTTATGCTTGGGCTGAGAATGTTCACCTATCTGCGCCGACGTCGTATTCTGCGATCCAAGGTCCAATTTCAAAAGTCGCTCAGAAAGTATCGAACGTTGCTTCGGCACTTTCTAGCGTTCCACCGCTTGCGAGTGTTGCAGCTTCAATCTCGACTGGAGCATCATTGGTTTCCAACGTTGCTACTGCTTTGGGATTTTCGAATTCTCCCAATGTGAGCGATGTCCAAGCTGTCCAGGTAAAGAGCACCCCAGCTTTCGCAAACACGGAGCAAAGAGTACCACTTGACAAGTTGAGTTTAGATCCTAATAATGAAGTCTCGTTGACCCCGATCACTACAGGATTGGGTGAAACTGATGAGCTTGCTATTACGGAATTTTGCGGACACGAATCTTGGATTGGAGGCACTCAGTGGGATTCTTCGGACACTTCAGGTATGCATCTTATGTCGATGTTTGTAACACCACATATGCAGAACGAAACAGTCTATTCGAACCCCGCCTATGTGCAATATGATATGACCCCTACGCGATATTTGACTCGCTGGTTTCGTTACTGGCGAGGTTCAATGATTTATCGTATCAAAGTGATTGGTACTCAGTTCCATAAGGGTCGTTTACAGATCTCTTGGGATCCTGAGGACGATTGTTCTGGAAATGCAGATACTGAGACTACTACGATTACGAAGATCGTTGACCTAGATGCTGAGCGAGAGATCGAGTTTATCGTTCCATATAAAGGAGTTCGCTGTTGGAATAACACGAGTTTTTCTGATGTTGGTGGTATGCCCATCAAGTACGGAAGTGGTTCGTGGATTCGAACGCCCAATAAATCGGAACACAATGGGTGCTTGTCCATATTTGTGCAAAATCAGTTGACGGGTCCTATTGATCCGGCTTCTGTGCGCATTTTGGTATTTGCACGTGCCGGCCCCGATTTTGAAGTGGCGGCACCATGTGAACCGATTCGTAGATATACAGTGAATTCTATCCAAGGACCTGAACCGAAATCGTTGGATGGTGGAAAAGTGCCTGATGAGAAACTGGTGCCCACATACACTGTTGGAGAAAGGACATCCAGCATTCGGCAATTGCTTCATCGTACTGTATTTTACAGTTTGAATACGCGACTATGGTTTCAAGGAACGACTCCATCGGAGTATCCCATACCTTATGCATTAACGGCCCATTTCCCGAAAATGCCTAATGGTTTTGGTTACACTGCGAAGGGTGTCGATTTCAGTTATGGTCAGACGACTGGTGCGACGACAACCACATATCGAACGAATCTTGTAAACGAGGTACCGTTGAATACATTCGCGAATTGTTTTGCAGGATATCGAGGTAGCGTGAATTGGCATGCTGTCCCAATTTTTCAAGACGATTCTGATCGACCGTTGATGGATATTACACGTGTATCTGGTACGCATTTGTTAAACGCTATTCCAGCTAATGCGACTGCGTTTACTGATGGTAACTCTTTACAGACAACTACTGTTTCAGCGTATCCGATGGATCACAAGCTGAGTATGTTAGCTACGAAAGTTACCACTTCAGGTGGGCGTGTTCGTCATTATCCGCATGGTAATGGTGGTAGTTCTCTTACCAATACAGCCATTCAACCATACGTGAGCGTGAATATTCCACAATATTCGAACATTCGTTTTCAAACTGCGTTTGAAAAGGAACGTGATCGCGTAACTGCTTCGGATACGGTGTACGATAGTTTCAAAGTGTCGTCGCTACAGGTAGCAAAACCTACCGCAAATCGCTATTACAATCTGTATGTTTCAGGCGGAACAGACTTCAATTTGTTCTTTTTCGTTTGTTGCCCACGATTGTATACCTATGAGATACCCCTGATTATCCCATAGAGACTCTTGGCAAAGGGTTGGTGTTAGCGACACCGTTTTATGTTATTGAAGTATGATTTATATCACCCTCTTTTTCTTTTTGCCAGCAGCAGTATTCTTCTGCTATTTTTACATAACTGGGGTAGTCAGTTATGGCCTCTGTTAGAGGTTTTACCCCGTAGGAACACATTAGTTGTTGATTTAGCTTTTCAAGGTTCCTTCGGGAGCCGGAGTTTTGGCTTAAATTACCAACTTTTGAAGTTTTCCTGCGGCACGAGCTGCT